CTACGTATTTTACCTGAATTGGTTTCAGTGGTTTGACTAGGAGTCACCAAAGAAAAATCAACACTTGCTGGTTCAGGTGATGTTGGATATCTTGTTGCTAGATCAGCCATTATACTACACTCCTTTGTCCACGTTCTAACATAGCGTCAGAAATAATTTGTTTTATAGTGCCTTGGCGTTGTGTAATCAATGTATCAAAGTCTGATGTATCAATAGCATTGATGGTAAATGTAACATTGACTGGTCCTCCGCCGCCTAGATCACTGTTTCTAGTTATTGAACCAGTGGTGTTGGGTGTGAATAATTCTGGACCATTCTCACCAACTAGGTATGGTGTACCACCCATAACAGGACCACCCAACTGACGTCCTGAGTATTGTTGGTTACGGATTGTGGCAACCTGAGCAAGACCCATACCAATAACCGCAGCGGCTGCGATAAAGTTAAATGGTGGTGGATATGTGGCCAATGCTTTGGTAGCACCCATGTAGGTGTTCATGATAGCGTTGGCAATGTTAAATGCCTTGGCTGCTTCAAAGGCCTTCTTGTTGTGAGCACCTAGTGCTGAGAACATGTCAGCACCTTGTTGAATAACAAACTGTGCCTTTTCTTCTTCTGATTTCTTTTCAAAAGCAATTCGATCATTGACAATTTGTGCTTGACGTTCTTGAGCACCTCGTTGTTGTAGTATGGCACGATCATTAGCATGAAGATTTTCTGCTTCACCTGTTCGATTAGCAGTCAATACCTTTTTGATCCTATCTTCTTCTAGTTTGTAAAGTGCTTCTTGTGTCTGGCGTTCTAATTCAATTCTTTCAGTTTGTTGTTGTGTAAACAATGCTTTTTGAGCAGCAAGTAAAGCAGTCTGTTGTTCTAAAGTTAATTTATGATTATTGGCTATAGCATCTTGTTCTAAATTAAACAAAAATCTTTCTTCTTGATTATGTCGAACTTTCATGGCATAAAGTTTATCGTATTTGCCAATTTCGTCATTGATTGTTTTATTGATATTATCTTTTAAATTATTTTCTGCTATTTCTAACAAACGTTTACTTTTTAAAACTTCTTCTGTGCGAATTCGTTGTATTTCTTGAGCACCTTTTCCTTCTAGAACTAATCTAAAATCTACTTGTTTTTGTAATGCCTGTTGAAACGGAGTATATGCCGATTGAATAGAAGTTAAAATAGCGGCTGATTGTTCTTGGCGTAATTGATTCTGTCTGATCAATGATGATTCGATACGTTTTTCTGCTTCAAATCTAGCAGTGTGAGCAGCCATTTCTTCAGCAGTAATATTCTTCTTTAATGCTTGTATACGGATTTCTTCTTCACGTACTGCTTTGCGGATGTTGGCTTCTTGCTCACCTAGGTTTACTAATTCACGTTGATATTGGCTGCTGGCCTGTATCTTGCTGATAGCATCTTCTAGAGATTGTAATGCTTTCTTGCGTTCTTCTGATTCCTGTAACACAAGATCATTCATTTCACCTTGTGCTTCTTGATTCTTAACTACCTGTTCATTGATTTGTACGTTGGCTTCACCAAGACCTTCTGTTAGGCCCATGGCTTTTTCTATAGCACCAACAACATCAACACCCAACAATGTGGCTAATGCTACAGCAGCACCTACTACCAACATCAATGGATTACGCATCACTATGGTGTTAAACAGAGCCATAGCAGAACCTGCGGTTCTAATCGCAGTGGCCAATTGTATACCAATGCTGACCATCTTGGCTAGGGCACCTATAGCGGCTGTGAGCAATGCTATGTTTAGGGCTAACCTAATGGCATTTTTAATCTTTTGCCATACTGCTTCAAATCCACCAGCGGCTTCGATAGCATCTTTGATCTTATTGACCATGGCCACAATGTATGGTGCGATATCTGCTACTGCTTTCTTAAGTCCAGCATCAAAGATATTCTTAAGTTGATCAACACTGTCACCTGCTTGGTCAAGAGCAGCCACATCAAAGTCTGACAATGCCAAGCCCATGCGTTCCATTTCTTCACGGGCTTTCTGTGTGTTGTTGGCCACTTCCAACATGCGTGGACCTTGTTTGCCAAACAGTTCAATGGCCATAGCATTACGCTCGGCCGGATTGGTCATCTTGTTGAGTTCTTCAGCGATGCGTTGGAACTGGGCATCTGGTCTTAGTCGACCAATTTCCTGTAGTGGAATGTTTAATTTGTTTAGAGCGTCAATGGCAGGCCCAGAACCTTTGGCAAAGGCCGCACCTAGATTACCTGACATTTTGATCAATGCTTGATCAAATGCTTCAATAGAAACGCCACTTAATGTGGCTGCGTGTTGTAGTGCTTGTAGACTTTGTGCTGTTATGCCTAAGACTCTAGCAGTGTCAATCAATTGACCTGCTGAATCTAAAGTACGCAACACTGCCACACCCATGGCAGCAGCCGCAGCAGTAATAGCACCAAGAGCAATGGCAGCACCAGATGAAACTGCCTGGAGACCTTCTAAGGCTTTTTCAAGGTTTTTTATCTCACGTTCGGCTTGACTGGTATCCGCCGTGACTTTAATTTTTGTTTCTGCCACTTATCGTCTCCTTTGGCTTTGCTTTTTAATCTCTTTGGCCTCCCAACTATAGAATGCTACCCAAGTTTGGAATTCCACTATTGACATCTCAAATACCTGCTCTAGTGTCAGACCCAGATCCTTGCCCAGTCTACAGGCAAACATCAGGTCTGGATCTGCTACTAGTTTTTTTCTACTTTCTCCAGATCTTCTTCTTGAGCAGTGGCTTCATTGATCTCACCAACGATGCGTATGAGCACACTAGGATCTACCTCATTCATCATAGTAACTTTGTCTGGCATCATAAACATTTTGCTGCCATCTTCATTACGTGCTTTGACGATTAGGCTTTCAACCAATGCTTCTGTGGTCTTGCCCTGTTGTGCTAGTTCGATTAATTTGCTCTGCTCTTTTAGACTGATAGTATTTTTAAAATAGATCTTTGTTTCCCATTCTGGCACATAGACATGTTTTAATTCACCACCAACCTTTTCACGGAAGTGTGCTGTTGCTTTTTCTAATACCTTACTCATTTAATTTTCCTCTCGACTGAAGTTAATGTTGGCCCAATAATACCTTTAGGGGCCTGCTTGCTCTTTACATATGGTTTCTCAAGGTACACAGTATACGGTTGTGAGTTTGTAACTTCAAAATTACGACCCTGTTGGGTCATTTTGCTTTCCCATGAACGTGAGGCCAAGCCTGTGCGTTTTGGGGTAAAGTTAGGTGCTTCTTCCACAATAGTATCTGCTACTCGCTCCAGAAACTCGCGGTAGTCGCGTTCTACTTGTTTCATAGTATCAGCGACACCGCGAACTTCAATCTTGATTCCTGCCATAGATTATAGGCTTCCTGATGTGGAGAATGCCAACGCACCAGTTCCTTGGAAACTGATACTGGCTTCTACCATACCATCAAATGAACTATTCACTGTATAACCAGTAATGATCACTGAACCTGTAAATCCTACATCATTGGTAGCATCATCTTTCAAATAACCTTTGAAAGTGATACCGCCAGATCCTACTAGGCTGTCACCATCTTGGTATGTTGGGTTGAAAGTTGCTAGAGCACCATCAAACTCTGAGGGATCAAAGTAGATATCAGCAGTGCCGCTGAATGAACTCAATCCTTTGAGATATTGACGTGTGTCATTGCCCATAACTGTTTTTTCCACAGTGTCTGACGTGGCTTCTATAGAGAAACTACGTACTGCTGCTAGTGTAGTGGAGCCTAGTAATACTGCTCCATCATTTCCTGACATTGTTGCCATTATTGTCTCCTAATTAGGCTGTAAAGGTACAAGCACCAGATCCCTGAAACGAGATCGAGGCTTCCACCATACCGTCCATAGAACTGTTTACTGTAAATCCAGTAACGATGATCTCACCTGAGAACTTGCTGGCAGTGCTGTTTAAAAATCCTTCGAAAGTGATAGGATCACTGCCTACTGCTGCCCAAGGAGTACCAGTGGTAGCACCAGTTGGGTTTAATGCTGTTAGTCCTGAATTGCTGGTTGGATATTCTGCTGGATCAAAATAGATATCAGCAGTACCTGACCAAGAACTTAGTCCTTTTAGATACTGACGTGTGTCATTAGTCATCACGGTCTTTTCGATTGTGTCTGAAGTGATTTCCACTGAGAAACTACGAACTGCTGCTAGAGCAGTTGGTGATCCTGCGGCGTTATCAATCTTTACAACACCATTATTTCCTGTTAATGTAGCCATTATTCGTCTCCTTTATCATCTAGATGGTTGGCTTCGTCCAAGGCTCTTACGGTGGCCTTAGTTTTCACCGGTGGCTTGAGACGAACGACCTCATCTACAGCCTTAACTTGTTTCACAGGTAGATCTTGTTCCCAACCTGCTTCAATATATTTTGATAATTTGTGATCATGGATTGATTTCTCCACTGATCCTTTTTTAACTTTGATCATGTGCTACCCCTTAGGTAATTGTAACGGACTTGATATTCTATGGAAAATTCTGCCAATGGTGGCATGCGTTCTATGACTTCTATTAGAGTAATTTGACTATCAATAACACCGCTGGCAATAAGTTCTCTGTAACGATCGCTGTCTAATGCTTCTTCTATTTCTTCTATTAGATCACTGCGTTTCTTATCTAGATCATTGCCTCTGACATAGCCTCTGACAGTATAAGTGATAGTGCCCATCCTACGTCCAACACCACCTTGACCCATAGTGATTGTTTCACGGTCTTCTGTGGTAGGTGTTACTAGGATAGCAGGAAATTGTGTGATGGCCAATTCTGTGACATTGAATGGTTCTCTTGTGACCAACACTGGTTTGGGATCATTGATGTCCTTTAACACATCTATGATATTTTCAGAGATCTGTTGTCTAAGATTCTGTGCCATATTATCTCACCAATCTTAGTGGATTCACAGATGCTTTTTCTGTGCGTTCTACAGTACCATCATCATCTAGGTCATAACGCACACCTTCACGTAAGACTAGATCCATCTCATGTTCAAAGCGGCCTCTATAGTATTCCATCATCACTTGGAACTTGTCTGGCTCGCCACCTGAAAATTGTGTTAGTTTGGGAGTCACATGATAGGCCATCGCGTGGTATACAGTGGCCTGTGTGAATTGTGTTGAGTCTAGTAATGTAGGATCAAATTCTACATTGATGATTGAGGGATGTGATTTTTGATATGCTTGATACCAGCGTACTTTGAGTACACGGTTGATTTCGGATTCTGATCTGGCCAGTTCTGCCTCCCAATCTAGAACTCCATAGTCCTGTATAGTTGGTTCGACCTGTATTAGGTCGTCAAGGGTAGCGTATGACATGATCGAGTCCTTCTCAATTTAAAATGTTGTTGGAGTCCTTCTCCAATGTTTGTATTTAGTCTAGGCCAAAAAGAATGGGGGTATCCTTTCGGAAAACCCCCAAATTGTCAGAACTATTATTTTTCTTGGAACTTACTTGTCGAACTACATTATTATTTAGTTTTGTTCATCTTCTGCCTGCGGTCTCTTGAATTCACGGATCCACTTTTCACGAACAACTGTTGAAGGATGTCCTTGACCAAAAGATGAATTCTTA